ACCATTTGGATCGCCTTGTCGTTGTACTGCTGGCATGTTATCCCATTAAGATTTTACTGCGCACAGGCTTGATGCCTGTTGTGGCTTCCAAATAACTGTCCCCAACGTCTTCACGCACAGGAGCGATCATGGCCACGCTAGATATATTTACCGTGACTTCTGCCTCAGGATCTGCGGTGAACAATGAGTTCATCAATTGTATGCCCTGCTGTCCGGGCACCACTGCCACAGGTTTGCTGATGGTGTAAGTACTGCTGTCTAATGCTGTGATTTTTGCCACAATTTCTTCACCATAGCCCATGCGCATGGTGTATGTTTTTCCTATTTCGACGCTCATTCTAGTTCCTTTTTAACTATTGCCAACTGATAATTTACCAGGCCCAACTTGAGCCTGTGATAAAACATATTCACAAAGGCATCAATACTTTGCTTACAACGACCCAGGTAATGTTGGTCATCTTCCCAGAGATAGTCATCAAACAACATCACGCCACCTGGGCGCAACAATCCAAAGCACATCACAGCATCAGCCAAGGCATCATCTGCATTGTGACTGCCATCAACATAGACGAAGTCGTATTGACGTTGATCCACAATCAGTTGTGCCAGTGCAGGAAAACTCATGTTGGCATGGACTTCTAATTTTTGTTCTGGCTTCTTGACTTCTGCTGTGTTGGCACGGAAGATTTGTTCGATTGAACGATCCTCAGGTATTGAATCACTACTGAATGCTGTGACAGGGCGATCAGCAAATGGATCTATACAGGTAATTGTGCCTGTGTCTGACAGCATGTTTTCCAACATCCAGCAGGTGCTACGACCTTCATGGCTGCCTATTTCTAATATGCTATCAACTGTTTTTTGTTTTTGTAAGTAGTTGGTGATATAATCAAAATTGACCAGTGCATTGCTGAACCAGTCAGATGAGAATTGTGGCATTACATCAACCTTTGACGCAGTTCCTGAAATCCGCCCACATACTCTTTATCCAAGAAGATTTGTGGCACTGATCTAGCAGTGGGTACTGACTCTAATAATTGTTCACGTGTCCAGTCTTGACTGATGTTGCGCACTTCATATTCGATGCCTTTCATTTCCAACAGGCTTTTGGCTTGTTCGCAGAAGGCGCATTGGTCCTTGGACCATACTATTGCTTTCATATTATTTTCCTTTTGGGCTCTACTTTAATAATGCATGGTGAATCAATACGATCCGACATGGCTTTGACACCATCTGCCCAGGCATGCATCTTAACTGACAACCAGTCTAAAAATTGCACTCGCAAGCAGCGATTCTTTTCTTCAATCCGTTCAAACTTGCTCATCACGTTGCGAATATTCTGGAAGTCTTCAGAATCTCGTATTGCAGGATTAGGTTTATACATATTTTTCCTTTTATAAATCTGGTAATTCGTCGTAGTCAAGAGAGTCTGACATAACTCCCAAAACATAATTGGTACTCTCATTTTCTTGCAAGGCCGTCTGCTTTTTGCTGGTGTCCACATGCTTCATGAACCAAGGAATGGGTGTGCTACGTGGTGCAGGTTCCAGATACTTGATACCAATCTCTTTGAGTGCGCCCACTGCTGTGTAGTCCACAAAGTCTTTGAGAATGTTGGCGTTGAGTCCAATCACCGGACCTAGCTTGAACAAGTAGTCGGCCCAGGCCTTTTCTTCGCGAATCACATCCAGGTACAACTGATACACTTCGGCTTCACATTCTGCCTTGGCAGCAGCAAAGCGAGGATCTTCTTTCACAACCTGATTGATAATCCAAGCAGTCCAGTCCTTGTGCAGGATTTCATCTTGCAGGATCAGGCTAATGATGTTGCCGTTGCCAATAAAGATACGGTTCTCAACCATGGCCAGACTAGTGGCAAAGCTGACCATGAAGCGGAATGCTTCTAGTGCATAGCTGGCGTTGAGTGCCAACCAGATAGCCTTGATATGTTCTTGTTCAAGAACCATACCTGTCATTTCACTGCTGAGTTCTTTATGGCAATTTATTCTGTGCAATTCATCGTAGTACTTGCCCACACTTGACGCCATGTCCACAATCTCTTTGGTGTCGTGAATGGTGTTGAACACTTCCTTGGGCACGTTGTAGATGTTGCGAATGATGTGACTGTAACTTCTACTGTGAATGTTGGTTTCGAAGAAACTCCAGTTGTACATCAAGGCTTCCAGTTCAGGTATGCTCACAACAGGAGTAAACACCTGTGCAGGACCACGACCTTGCAAACTATCCAAGGCTGTTTGACGCAACAGATTTGATGTAAAGATATGTTTCACAGTGTCACTGGCTTCCTTGAAGTCATTGGCATCTTTGGTCAAGGACACTTCTTCGGGAATCCAAAAGAAGCCACGTGCCTCTTGTTCAAACTTCACAAGTTTGTTGTACTTGACTTCTTCAAAGCGTTGAATTGTAACAGGGCCTGCTGGGTCCAAGAACATCTTGCGACTTAAATAGTCTGTTTTTGTTGATAGGTTGTATTGTGCTTGGCTCATAATTTGCAACTTTCACAGTCTTCTACATCATCAAAGTCAATCACTTCCAAGGGTGCTTCTTCCTTGGCAGCTTTAGCACCTTGCTTGTTGATTAGACTGTAGTAAAATGTCTTGATACCCCAGTGATGTGCTTGCATTAGATTTTTAGCAATCAATGTGGTAGGTACTTTGCGGTCTGCAAAGTGTGCAGGATTGTAAAATGTGTTGGTGCTGATTGACTGATCAATGTATGCTGCTAGTACTGCGGCAGTTTTTAAATAGCCCACACAATCTTTTTGCGCCCACATCATTTGATATTTGTTTTTGAGTCTATGGTACTCAGGTACAACTTGTGTCAAACTACCTGCTTTTGATTCTTTGACTGAGATCAAACTCATGGGCATTTCAATGCCATTGGTTGAGTTGATAACAACTGAGCTAGACTCCACAGGCGCCACTGCCATCAAGGTGGCGTTGCGCACACCGTATGCTCGCATGTTGCCACGCAGGGTGTTCCAGTCTAGCGCAGGATCAGGTGTGAAGTCGGTGAGTTCGTTGACACCTTTGGCTCTACGTTCCCAGGGAAACTCTCCACGACCATACCGTGTCTTGTCGCTATCCTTGCAACGACCACGTTCTCGGGCCAGTTCTACAGTGGCTTCGGTCAAGTAGTAGGCTTGATGTTCCATCCATGACTTAACTTCTGCCAAGGCATCCTTTTCGCCATACTCTAGTCCACGTTTGGCGTGCCAGTAAGCCAGATTTGTAATACCAATGCCTAAGGGCTGGATTTCATCATTGCTGAGTTGACTTTGAATACTCAAGAAGTCTTGGTAGTCCAAGATGTTGCAAAGGCTGCGTTGAAGTACACGACAGGCTCTGCGCATGTCTTCAGGATGGCGGAACGCACCCCAGTTGATCGAACCCAAGGTACACAGCGCAATACGACCTTCCTCATCGTCCAGACGTTTGAATGGCTTGGTGGGCAACAGGATTTCACAGCAGAGATTGCTTTGGTAAATGGTATGGTACTCAGGATCAAATGGTCCTTGGTCCATGACATTGTCAATGAACACTAGATAGATACGTCCAGTATCGGTTCGTTCCTTGAGAATACCACTTTTGAAAACTTCCTCCGCAGCCATCGTTTTCTTACGGAGGCCGGGCGCTTTTTCATATTTGATATAAAGTTCTTCAAAGCGAGCGGTGTCTTGATAAAATGCTTCATAAAGGTCAGGTACTTGATTGGGGTCAAAGAATGTGATGTTTTCTTTGTTCTTGAAACGTCTCCAGAAGAATGCTGAGAGAACCACACCATAGTCCATGTGGCGCACACGAGTTTCTTCTGTGCCTTGGTTGTTTTTAAGCACAATGAGATCATCAAACTGCAGATGCCATATGGGATAGAACACAGTGGCTGACGCATTGCGAATGCCACCTTGTGAGCAACTACGTAGGTCTCCAAACCATTTCTTCAAGAAAGGAATCATACCTGTGTGCATGATTTCGCCGCCACGAATGGGCGAACCTAGTGGACGTAGACGTCCAATCTCCAGGCCAATACCAGCACGTTTGCTGGCATACTTGGCCATCATCTCACCGCTGGCAAATATGCTATCGAGGTCATCGTCTGATCTAATAAGAACACAACTGCTAAACTGCTTAGTAGGAGTACCAAGCCCAGCCAGCACAGGT